GTGTTGTTTGCCATACTCTTTCCTGTCCCCATAGAATACACCAACATCCAATTGCATATTAATGTAATCTTCTTCTGTTTGCACTACCAATGACTTGTTTGGCACGATAACAATACTTCTGCCGTATTGTTCAACCCGTTCCGATAACGAGGCTGTCATTAAAGTTTTGCCAGATCCAGTAGCAATCTCTTGTAAACATTGAGGGTTTTTCAAAAATGCATTTATGGCTTCCACCTGGTAATCTCGCATTTGAATTGGTTGATCGGCGCATGTGTGCTTCGTTGGCCAATTAATTACCTGGTAACTATTTTCGGTAACTTCATCAAAATGGAATGTTGTTTGGTATTCTCGCAAATCATTTAATTCAACTGAGTATCCATCGCTATCTAAAATAGGCAATATAATTGGCAATAGATTAATGTATGTGCTACCACCTAGCTGGAAAAATGCTATTTTGCCATCCCATCTACCCAATTTGACAGAAGGTAGATACCTTGCATGGGGGATTAGATACTTTAATTTATTGACTAATTTTTTTCTAGTCCCAAGATCTAGTCCTGTGATCTTGCAATTCACTTCATCTTTTACAGTAATTATAGCTTGCTTCATAAATGTATTATACCATAAATTAAAAACTATTGTGCATACATTTGGGCTACACTAATGCTTTCCGATTGGTGAATCATTTCAAAAACTTCATCGTTGATAAAATGAGCACGGCACGAACCATTGAAAAATTACGAACGTGCGACATTATACACCCTTCTTCGTTTAACCAATTAAAGAAGGGTGTATAATACCACAAATAGCCGTACAGTCAACTATCTTCTGACAGTTGTATAAATGAAATGCTTTTGTTAATATTTAAGTTGGGTCAACTGCAATATTAATATCATCAACCATTATATCACAAGTTAATGTCGAATTATCTGGAATTCTATAATGCCAATCGCCAACTGTGCCGTTCTCATTCATTGCCACAGATGCATCAAATACTTGTGGTTCACCATCCACCATTGCATTAGTCTTCCCATCAGATACAGTGGTATTACTGTTAATGTCCCCAGCGTCGGAAGACATCACCGTATGTTCGCTATCCTTCCATACAACCGCATGCAAGTTTGCAAAATATAATATTCCCCCAGTCGCTGTTATAACCAATGGCAAATTACCACTAAGCGCCGAATCAATATCAAATGAACACAATGCCGTGGCAACTGCATTTGGCTGTGTTTCATCATCTTGTGTTGGTGATGCTATAATTGCACCAGTAAATACTTCATTGTTATTCAACTGAATGCTGATGGTTACATTTCCGGTGTCCGAAAATGCACTGCCCATTAAATCTACTCGTCTATTTGCCATAATTAATCTCCGTTGTAATTGTTGTCACACATATTTATGCTTTTTCTATCAATATCTTCTTCTATGCATTTCTCACCATACTGAATTTCAACAACTTCCACTGGTTTAATATCACTCGCATTTTTTAATTGATGCCAGGTTCCCACTGGAAGCTCAATACTCTGATGAGGTTGTAATTGCTTAGTATTGTTTTCTAATCCTACATCTGCAACACCATTAACTACAAACCAATGCTCATTACGGTACTCATGTTTTTGCATGCTTAACGACTTACCTGGTTCAACAACTAACTGTTTAACTTTGTAGCTAGGTTGGTCATATATAACTCTATAATATCCCCATATACGTTCCGTCTTTGGAGCGGCCCAATCATTTAGTACCCAACTAGAAGAATTCTTCTTGTAATTTCCACCTATCCCATACGCAAATGTAACTCGATTGTCATTAATGTAATGATTTACTTCTGGGATATTTTCATGGTTCCTATCTCCTCCATTAGCAAAGATAATATCGTCGTCTGGGTACATATATTTTACCACCTTAATTGCATCTTTAGCTGTACCATCATCATCATTGAATGTTATTACATCATCCACAACACCAATACTATGTATAATCTCCATTCTCTCAGACAATGGCATAAAAAAACGACTTTTTTTACGAATTAACCAATCATCACTATTAATGGCAACTATTAATTTATCGCCAAGTTTTTTAGCATATTCAAAATATGCTATATGCCCACTATGAAGAGGGTCGAAGCCCCCTGAAACTATAACTATGTTCAGTGTATATCCCTCTGTTACATCCACTCTCTACCATACCATGTCGCACTACCGTTTAACCAAGATAATATAAGATCTCTTTGACGTAGATACCCATGAGCTGTAATACTATCGACTGCTGTTTTAGGTAATAAACCTTTTTCAGCCAACGTGTACCACGAAGTTGTTCTAGGATCCATCGGCTCTATATCACTCTTATAAACTACAGCCTTAATCCAATGATCCGACATGCTCTTCTCTAAGAACCCATCACTACAATCAAACCCATTAACGGCTAACATATACATTAGAGTAGGAAGAGTATAATTAAAATAATGGTAATTAGGGACTTCGAATGCTTGTCTATTGTACTGTATATTAGTTGTCTGCGGTATAATTAATGCTAACATTCCACCGTTTGTTATCATACGGTTCCAACATTTTAGTGTATCTAGCGGGCGGAGCGCATATTGGAAACTATTATGAGACCAAATAACATCGTATTGATCTATACTTAGTTCTTCGAAGTCTCGCTGTTGATATTTAATATTATCGTACTTATCGGCTATTGATATTGTTTCTGTTAAATCAATGCCAGTACACTTAATATTTAGTGGTGTAACGCCATCGTCATTGTCGATAGTCCTTGTAGCCCACCATTCGATGTCTAAGCCCTCGCCACAACCCATATCACACACTGAATCAATACTGTCCATAAAATCAATATGATCTTCTAACATTTGTAATGTCTCTAGGCTGTGTTTGTGACTTTCCTGTTGAGATGTAAATCCGGTTATTGCGTTCATTTAGCTAATTCCAATAATAATTGTTGTTTCTTTTTGTGATGCACTCTGCTTAATTTATCTAACAACAGAACATTGTTATTTAACCTAGACCACAAGTTGATCCGTAAATTATTCGCCTGTTCTAGTGTGTAATTATTAACAAAATATTTCATGGTACTAACAATTTTGGACATCCTGACTTCAGAAGAAGTAATATTGTCGTAACTATGATCAATAATATCGTCAAATGTATCAAAACCTAATCTTCTAACCTCTTCGACAGTACCAGGAACTGCAAACCATACAGGTATTTGCCTATATGCAATTGCTTTGAATGTTTTTTCAGTAATAAAAATTTCAGTCCACGAATCACTATCTGTTTGCGAACTAGTTTCAACAACTAAATTAAATAGACAATCAAAAAAATCAGGATTAGTATGGTGATGTTGGTTTTTAGCTGATATGCTAATTGGTCCGTCCACTAATAATGGCAATCTATGTGGTTTAAACATATTGATTAATTCTTGTGTTAAAGAATAACTATCCAATCCACTTCCACAGCTCATTATACATTGTTCTCGTTTAACTGTATCTAGTAACATTTTGGCAAATTTTACACGTCCCACTGATGCTCGCCTTATTAGAGAAATAAAATAGTATCGTATTTTAATATTTTTCCAATCTACATCGAGTTTACTTATATGACGTAAAAAGTTAAAATGCTTTGCCATATTTTCAGGATAACACAATGCTTTGTATGGCAAAGCATCTATATCGATTATAGCATTAAATATTACTCTAATATTTAAACTAACTCCTTCTTTCTTAATACTATTAATAGCTAGTTGTATATCTAATGGACCTATCCCCTCATTTAAGCAATTAAAGATAAAAGGTCTGTTTAAGTAATCTTTGTCTGGTAACTGTTCTAAAAAATGCTTGCCAAACTGCCCGGTTCTTACTATCTGAAAGTCATTATTCCAAAAGTCATATATAACAACGTCGTTAAATTCTCGGAACATCTAAACAACTATGTCCTCCATGCCAGCTATTCTTAACTTAACTATATAACCAAGCATAAAGTTCTTAGAGTCGAATCCTTTCATTATGCCTAACCAACAATTTCTAAGTAAAGCAACTTCGTTAATTAGTAGCTCAAAATTAACTACCTCATCTTCGCCATCTACATATTTTTCAGCATCTCTACTACTTAATGCTCTATTGTAACTCTCGAGATATTTTTTAAAATGCTTACGTCGAATCTTACGCAATTCGATATTTAAGTAGTTTAATACAGCCTCTATCTCTTGTAATTGATAAAAACGTTGCTCGGTAAACCCAGGTAACTCTTTGATATTAATTTCTACATTACCGTGGACTCGGACTTCCTTCTTGGCTTGTATTAATTCATTATTATAATAATCAATAAATGTCGGTATATTAGATAGGTCTTGTGTTACCTTAGAATACCACATTACTCTTCATAATCATCAGTGAATCCAAATGCATCTTCATCTTCTTCATAATCTTCTACTTCTATATGATCTAACAATGATTTCTTAATATGTCGATCTGTAGTTGATGCTGATATATCTTCGGCATTTATTAAATTTTCTGTTAATACAGTCACAAAATCATCCGCGGCTTCCTGAAATCCGCCTGCAATGTGCGGTCTTAATGCTTCCCATATTTCTAATGATAAATCTAAACTCATATCCTATCTCCTTTGTAATTTGGATTATTTATACCTAGGCAAGCCTCGCCATAGTTATGTGTTTTTTTGCTCGTCGCGTATAAACCCATATTAATCATCACTGTTATCTACCTCACCCATTCTTTTATCTACTTTCATATCCTTTATTACATCATCTAGTATCCCTTCGTGATTTTTTTCCCACTTCTTTCGAAAATGCTTAATCTCAGTCCCATCATTAAATGTATATGTATAGCTATTACCAGATCTTGATAATAATCCCCTTTTCTCCAACAAATCAAACATTCCACTGTATAGATTCATTCCTTCCGTATACGGAATTTTAACTTGAATATCCTCGAAAGGTTTTGCATATCTAGTCTTCATTACTTTACATCCAGCCCTAATGCCTCGCACATCAGTCACTTTGTTTCCATCTTCGTCTTCCTTTAACTTCATCTTCTTCATCGCAATGACAATGGAACTAGCATAAATAAATCCCTGACCCCCGGATATATTTGGGTCCGGATTATAAGGGTCTTGACTAGCATATGTGTGATTAGTTGCCACAATACCTACATTGTATGCACCAATCATATTAACCGTATTCCTAACCAATGCGGTTAGTGCTTTTGGTTTACGCCCTAAATCACCTTTAAGATCACCAGCTTCGAATTGTTTAACATCTGTTGGCGTAAGAAGCATACCTAAACTATCAATTACAAACAATACCTTCGGTCTATCTTCTTCATCCATTGCTTTATAACTATCCATAAACTCACTAATAGTTTTAGCAACATCGTCAATCATACACATACTAAGTTTCATTAGCTTATCTTCTGCTGTATCTACACCCAGAGCTTTAAGCCACGACTCATCTAATGCATTTTCACTATCAATCAGAACAACAAAAATGCCTTGTGCTTGTGCATTTTTTATAATGTTACCTGATGCAAAATACGATTTGCCGGCGCCAGATTCCCCTGCGAATACAGTCACTTTACCCATTGGGATTCCTTTATTAAAATCCCCACTAATAAGGTAATTCAACGCATAGCTACCTGTTGAGATCCAATCAGTTGGATCGTTAAAACCGATGGATAACCCATCAATTGATTTTGTTATACTCTTCCTAAACTTACTTACATCAAATGGCTTGTTACTCATTGACTACTCCTTTTATAAATGTAATGATATATATTTTTTCCAATAATGCCGCACTAACGACTCATTAAAGTCATCTAAATTCATTTCTGTGTATAGTTTTTGTGCCTGTCTAATAAACAATTTTTCGTTAAGTATACACGAATCTACATCAAAGATTAAGTGTTTTTGCTTAATATTAATTGGATAGAACTCGTGTATTTCTTCCAATATACCACTTGAATACTTATGCGTTAGTTTACTTATGTTATACCCAATAGAATAAAATTCTTCCCAAGATGGCCAGCTTTTGCCACGTAATAAATTAAATTTTTCAAAACATTCGTTTGCATTATCTATTTTCCTAAATCCACTGTCTTTTTTTTTGTATGATAATTGTTGAAACTGGTCAAAATTAACCAATGAAACTACCGTTGCTTTTGGGAAATTACACAACAAATTATTCATACTTGCAATACTATGTGTTGTCATAAAAAACAGCATATCTCTGTTTTCTATATCTAATATTGCGTTATTTGAAATAACTTCTCCTTTTTCCCATTGATCAAAAATATTACCATAGAACTGAATATCACTAAATTCATATGTCTTAACCCATCGTTTCATATCATGGCTACTAGCAGGCAATGTTTTTAACACTGTATTTAAACGATAATCATAGTCATCTGGATGCTTAGATAAATAATCTATGCTTTTATTATTCATTATTAATGTATACTTACTCAATGTCAAGACATTAATAATAAACTTACCGCCAGCATAAGTAGGAAAATGCATAATAACGCAACTACTCATGGGGTTTTAAATTATGTAAATAGCGTTTACTAAAATAATGGTCATAATTGAATTCAATTGTATCCATTTCCATATGATACAGATCATGCCAGTCATCAACAGATAAATTTGCAAACTTGGATATCATTTCTAGCAAACGAACTAATCTTTTTATTGGATTTTCTATCTTATCAAAACCATAATCAAATATTTTATTATATTTTTTAAATCCATAATATTTTTCAAGGTAATCATGCCATAACGGTTGTGCATACGATAAAAATAATCCCCTTGTTACTACGCTATATAAAAATTTTTCTGTTATAAATGGATAATAACCTGTTGCAATTGTTTCACTAACTATGTGAATAAAACTTTGTGTCAACTTATCTTCTAATAGGATAACATTACTAATGTTATAGTTTGCAATATCACCAACGGGATAATATCCCGTTCCGTAACAAGGATCAAGATGCTGTTGATTATCGGGTGTAAATTTAATAGTACTTTCACAGAAAACTTTATTGTTATTTAAAAATTTTCTAAATAAACGCATTTCATTGTCAGACATATCGAACCCTTCTAACTGTTCGTTTACATCACTGTTATTGTATGCGAAACATTTACTACAATAATTAGAATCGAAATACCCTTGATTATTAAGAAAGGCAACTAATATCTGTCTAGATACATGCGGTTTTCTATTAAAGCTACATATAAAATTTTTATAATCGATTATTGGATGTATATTATACTCACTCAATGATTCCAATAGGGCAAAATGTGGAGTGTTATCGCCAGCAAAACGAAGAGTAAAATTTTTATATGCCTGTTTTAACCTATAATCTACAATATATTCAATACCGATAACTTTATCGAAACCAATGCTTTCGATATAATCCAATACGTTGGTATGCATCATTTTATCAAACCCACCCAGGTGATCTCTCAGCACTAGTATTTCAGTGGATAAGATAGATTCGTCTAAGACACCATTATATAGATCAGTATACTGTTCTGGTTTTATTTGTATAAGTTTATTCTCTGACTTTTCTAATTGTAACATTATATTTTATTTTTGTCTACTATATAACTTGCCTATCTCGCCAAATATTGTATGTTTCTTGTACTAACTGATAACTAAACCCAGTTAAGTTTAATTGTTTAAATATCGATTTCATCTCGTTAATTGCAGTTGTTGGATTTAAAAATCGTTCCAAACTAATCCCGTTCTCCAACGTTAAGAAACGTTGCAATGAATTTTCTTTTATTATATAATTTTTTAAAAAATTGTATTGTTTAAATTCTCTAGTTGGCTTATTTTTATGTAAAAATTTATTAGCATTTTGTATACTGCTTTGTACACACCAATCTGGGTGATGTTTTTTAAAAATAACTTTATTATCTATTACCTTAAAATGCTTATGTAAAACTGCTAAATTCACAAATTTTTTTGCCTCTCTACTATCAACACTAACATGCATTTTTTTATATATATCAACAAATTTAGGTATTACTAGTTTATGTGTTACAAACATTATGTACAATCCCCTATTATTTGCAAACTTAATATATTCCTGATTTTTTAACAACGATTCAACTTCATTATATGTTATTTTATCACCTCGATTATACATAGCACTGTAAAAATCAAAATTAAATGGCAAAGATGGTTCAAATTTTAAATGATTATCTAAGTTAAAGGGAAATTTTTTATCAACGTAATGTAAAAATTTTTCATTAAAGCTTGTTGTATTTTTACTTTCTTCTATTTCCATATCCCAATGTGCAATCTCATTGCTACTTTGTAAAATTGTGGCAATTATTTTGCCCGCACCGCCTATTGGGTATTGCAACATAAAAAATTTCATTCAGCAAACACAGTAAGTTTCGTTAGATTGGGGTAGTCATTCCAATCCCATTTCTTAGACGGAACGTCGCGAACTTTTTTAAATTTTTGTAGACCATCTTGTGCTATTTCAGGCGTCATATAATAATGATATCCTACTACCGAAATATCTTGCTTGATCCACGATTCGAATGGATTACGCCCATCAATTACCATTTTTTTTAATAACAAATAATCGTTTTTATTGTCTAATAGTATCATTCCACCACGGGATAATCCTAAATGTTTTTTATGTTGGAAGCTCAAACACATATATGTATTTGAAATGTAACTATTTTCTTTCCATAAAACTGCGGCATCTATTATATTAGTTCCTTTAATATAATAATATCCAACCCATTCGTCATAATGCCAGGACCAATTTATTTTTAATTTATCTAAAGTAAACGGAACACTAATATATGTATGCATTGGGATACTTACATTATTGCTATTAGATACACGCAAACATAACTCAATTGCATGTGTGCAAGAATCTGTTGCTACAGAATACTTCGAACCAAAGTATTCTGCTATCTTATCTTCAAAATCATTAACTTTATCAAACATTAAAAATATAAAGCCATTATATGGTTTGTAAATCACACAATGGCTTTACTCCGTTACGCTTGTTGCCTAGCTCTAATTTGCGCTAGAATATCTTCAGCTTTAGACGCTGTATCCTTAGCTTCAACTTTAACTTCAGGCTCTACATTAAATGGTATATCATCTTCTACCTTAGCTTCTACCTTAGCTTTAACTTCTACATTAGATACTGCCTTAGCTTTAACTTCTACATTAGATACTGCCTTTTCTAATTCATCATCTTTCTTAGTTTCGGGTACGTTAAAACCAGATGGTCTGTAATACTTACCCCACTTACCTAGGTCATACGGTTGTCCATCTACACTAGCTTCGAACATTTCTTTAATTATTTCTAACTCGACTGCACCTGGTTTTTTAGGCAAGAAACTTTTAAGGTCATTTAATCCAAAAGTCTCAATAGCTTCTAGTTCTGCTTCTGTTAGTGCTGATTCTTTGCGTGACCAATTGCTTGTACTATAATCAG